GTTTGCATAGATCCATAAATTATAACTATATCGTGATGATTCGGGGTTGGCTAAGTCTTCGAAAGATTTGTCGGGCGGATTATCGGCTAAGTATTGTTTGTTAGAAACCATGGTTTGACGATCATACACAAAACGGTATAACACATACAACACCAAAATGAGAATTATGCCTAAAATAATGAGGGTATAGTTCATTGTCTGTATATGTTTACAATAGATTATTTACAGGAGGATTTTGCAATTTCAACAAATTATATGCTTGGGTGATTTGACTTTGTGTCAACGGTTCTGAGAATATCCGAGTATTGCATAACGCTCCATGTAATGTATTGTTTGGACTCCCAGCAATAAAAGACATGGATGCCTCATATGTGGGGAATCCACCCGACAATTCGATCGTTCTTTCTAAATGTCCATTGATGAATAAATCCACACGCGAATTATGATAATTGAATACGATATTGTTCCATTTTTGTGGTGGGATATGTATAGTTTCTTTGAATGTCTTGGTTGATGGATCATCCGCTGTCGGCAAATTATTGGTGAAAACAAATTCAAACTCGTCATTATGCATATATGCCATCATCGGTGCGCCACGAAGTTCTGTTGCATCGATTGTCTCATCTTCGTTGGTAACTCCGTACTTGAAAACAGAGATACGTTTCGCATTGTCTTTGTGCATGGTAATTGGATTATAAGACAACCACAATGAAATGGCGTAATTACGATTATACATCACCTTGTTTGAATTTTCGATCGAGGTCACCACATGCATATTTAACAGATCCTCCATTTCTGCATCTTCTTTTTTCAATAGTTCCGATCCTCCTAAAATCCGTTCTGTTCCCAAAAATACCGGCTGTTCTATCAATGATTTCCCATTTTTCAAACTGTTTTTCAATATATTGGCCGGCAAATAGAAGTACAACAATAAAAAGATGATTTCCAATATAAACAAGACAAACACAATATTGGGTGTTGTTTTGAGTTCACTCGCAATGTATTTGATTAAATCGGTCAACAAACACGGAATAAAGAACACAAAATAAATCACAAATCCCAATAAACCTTCCTGACGATAGGATTGGTTCAAAAACAAGTTGTAAAACAAGGAAAGACCTACGACTACAATCGTAATCAGTAACACTTTTAACAACAAAGAAGCAATAAAGGACGTTTCGTCCGAGTATCCCGGAAGTTTTTCAAAATCAAACCACGAATAGTAAAACCCTTTTGCAACATTGGAAACATTCGGAAAATACGTAAACACAAAAAATAATATCAAAATAACCGCACATGACGCACCCATGACGGTGACATTGGACGATTTTGCATTGGACATCACCACCAAAAACATGAATACCAAAGGCACAATCGTTGCGAACATATAGGTCAAATAATTCTCATCCAATGCATCTTTGTCGTTCGAGATCACGTAAAACAAGAAAAACAAATAGACTACCGTGACACAGGCGACTATGTATTGTAGTACTTTGCCTCCAACTGGAAGCTGTAAAGTCCCGTTTTTTTTACGGTAATCACCGAACCAATTATATTTTATTTTCGGGTTGTTACTATCTGGTTTGTTGTTCATGATGTGTATATATGTATAAAGTATTATAAATATAGATTTATGATCACCAAAAAAAAACCACAAAAACAAACCACAAACCACAAAAAAAACCAAAACCGCGATTGTCTTAGATCTACAGATTCTCAATTGTGGTTTTCTTCCCATGACATTCTCGACACAAAGCGACTAAATTATCAATATGATTACTTCCTCCATATTCAAGTCTCACTTTGTGATCCACTTCAAACCACGCAGATAACTGCTCTTGACAATCCCCACATTTCCAATTTTGTCTCGATGCCACGAATTTTTTCTTTGTCTCACTTACCGATCGTTTTGTTTTCTTTACGCCACCTCCTCCGTCAAATCCAGAATTCATCAAACGTGTTTCTGCTTGTTGTGTTGGTGGGGACATTGGATCACGTGCAAAAACATTCATCAACGAATTCGGTAAAAACCCACCACCATTATTCACCATTTCTTGTTTCGCAGTAAAATCTAAAATGGGACTGATCAATCCACTTGCACTTTGATCAATCGGCAAATGTTTCAAATAATCGTTCGATGTACGGATCATTTCATGCGCTCCTTTTGGGTTTTTCTTCAATAACCAATACAGAACGAAACCACCGAAAGCAACACCGGCCATTTGATAATATTTCTTGTAAGACAATAAGAGTTTCAAATATTTCCCATCTGTATATATATTTGCCATTACAAATGCAACAATTAAAAATAATACAATCTCTAGTCTCATGTGGATCGTGTTTATACTATATACGAATAAAAGATATTGCGGTAATGAATCGGGACTATAGGCCATGTATGAACATTAGGTCATGTATGAACATTAGGCCATGAACATGATAATGAAAAACATACACAACACAATAAACCCGAAAATAATGTACTTTTTTTGGATTCCCCATTTCTCCGTCAATTTCACTCGTTGAGGCAAATATTGATTGTAGTATTCGTCCATGTGTTGCAAATACGTTTTCGCCTCGATTCCTAATTCGTGATTTAGTTTGTTTTGCATGCAATGCACCCAATATGTGAAAGAGTCTTTGTTACCTAAATAAGGAGTCACTGGGAACAAATCGAGTAAATGACTAAACTGGTTGCTGATTTTTTCGTGTGGGAAATACAATGGCAAATTCTGCACAAAATCATAATATTTTCGTTTTGTCACTTTGTTCGGAGTATCTGGATAGCTATGGGCCACTGTATATAGAAAGAACCATATGTGTGGCAACCAAATAGTTTGATCCAAGTTTCTCATAAACTATATAAACATAGATATATTACTTTTATTAAGAAAGAACTCCACATGTCTAAAATGAATGATATATTTTGTAATAATTGCGGGAAATACGGGCATTTGTTTCATCAATGTAAGTTTCCCATTACAAGCATTGGGGTCATTGTATTCCGATACAACAAAGGAGTTCTGGAATATTTAATGATCTGTAGAAAAGACAGTTTAGGTTATATCGATTTTTTACGCGGAAAGTTTTCGCTGAACCAAAAGTATTATATTTTGAATATGTGTAAGCAAATGTCATCCCAGGAAAAAATGACACTGAAAACAAAGTGTGTTTTGAATGATACACATAAAGGGTTTGTATTAAAGGATAAAATAAACACCCTCATACAAGGAGTTACACACAATGGAGAAACGTATAGTCTTAAAAGCATTTTAGAAGAAAGTGAAAAGTTCCCGTCTTACACAGAACCTGAATGGGGGTTTCCAAAAGGACGCCGAAATCCATACGAATCCGATTATGATTGTGCATTACGGGAATTTGCGGAGGAAACCGGGTATTCTACAAATAGTGTGAAAAACATTCGGAATATTGTGCCATTTGAAGAAACGTTTACAGGTTCGAACTATAATTCTTACAAACATAAGTACTTTTTGATGTTCATGGATTTTAAGACGTCTTTAGAATATCACCAGTTTCAAAAGACGGAGGTGAGTAATGTACAATGGAAAACGTTCGATCAGTGTTTACAGTCAATCAGACCTTACAATTTAGAAAAAAAGAAAGTTCTCACGAATATTGATCAATGTATTCGTTCTTTGCAATTATATTCTGTAGAACAAAAATAATATACATACATTATAAAGGGTATATTTATAATGTCTGATGAAAAATCTATATTTGATAGTTTCCAAGAAATGATTACAGGAGAACCAAATAAGAAACCATTAGTTGCGAATGAGACACCTGTTGCGAATGAGACACCTGTTGTGAATAAGACTCCTATTAAAAAAACAAAAACAAAAACAAAAACACAACGAAAAACAAAGAAACATGTGGTAGAAATCGAAGAATTGCCTCCAAAAGATATAACGTCTTTGCCTCGAGAAAAGTTAAAACTCCCTCGATGCCCAAAAGGTGAACGACGAAATAAAAAAACAGGAAAATGCGAACCCGTTCTAGCAAAAAAAACTATCCCAAAACCAGATCAACCTGTTGAAGAACCTGTCGAAGAGGCAGAAACAAAAGAACCAGTCGAAGTAAAAGAACCAGTCGAAGAAGCAGAAGCAGAACCTGTCGAAGAAGCAGAAGCAAAAGAACCAGTCGAAGAACCGGTCGAAGCAGAAGCAGAAGCAAAAACAGAAGAACCATCCATGTTTGCTTCATTGATTCCTTCATTTGGTACTACTACTCCTACTACCACGTCAACCGAAAAAACAAAATCAAAATCAAAGCCAAAGCAAAATAGAAAAACAAAGAAAAAACGCCCTGTATCCAATATCCCACTGGAAAACCCACAAGGCGAAGACTTGTCTCCTGAACTCAAAGAGGAAATCGAAATGGAATCGGAACACATTGAAAAAATAGGACAACAAGAAGAAAACGAGACAAAAGAAGAAAACGAGACAAAAGAAGAAAACGAGACAAAAGAAGAAAACGAAAACGAAAAACCGGATGACCTAGTATCTGTGGATTCTGTAGAAAAACCAGAAACAAATACAACTGATTTATTAGAAGAAAAGAAACAACACGATGACTACAAAACAAATCCATCCGAGGAAGATTCCTTTCTATATCCAGACCAAAACGATCCAAATTTCAACATTCATATTGCCAAACAAAAAATATTTCAAAATACCAAATACGATGGCAAAATATACGACGACATCGAAGCACAGGCAAAAAAAGAATGTGCCATGGATTTCGAAATTATGCCACATCAACAATTCGTCCGAAATTTCATGTCTCTAGATACCCCTTATAATAGTTTGTTGTTATACCATGAATTAGGTACGGGCAAAACGTGCAGTGCGATCGGAATCACAGAAGAAACGAGACAATTTATGAAACAAACCGGTGGACGAAAAAAGATTATCATCATTGCCTCTCCCAATGTCCGAGAAAACTTCCGCGGTCAATTATTCGACATGACCAAATTAGAAGAAGTGGGGAACAAAACCGGGGCATGGTCGATGAACACATGCGTAGGGAATGCATTAATCCAAGAAGTCACCACCACACAAAATCAACCATTGCGAAAAGATCAAATCGCAAGACGTATTGACGCCATTATCCGAGATAGTTATGTATTCATGGGATACGACGAATTCGCATTGACAATGAAAAATATAGGAGATGTAGAACCAATATACGAGACAGATACACAGGAAATCAAAAACAACAAACAGCAACGCATCGATATGGTACAACGAGAATTCGATGATAGTTTGATTGTGATTGACGAAGTACACAATATTATCGGCGAAAACAAGAACAACAAAAAAACATCGAATATGATGGTGCGACTCGTCAAACTATGTGACAATCTGCGGTTTCTGTTTTTGTCGGCCACCCCCATGTACAATTCATATAAAGAAATTGTATGGATGGTCAATCTAATGAACTTAAATGACCGCCGTCCAACCATATCGTCCAAACAAGTATTCAAAGAAAATGGCGATTTTGTAGAAGAGAAGAAAGACGAAAATGGGAATATCCTTCAAGAAGACGGGAAAGAATTACTGAAACGAAAACTGATCGGATATGTCTCTTATGTCCGAGGCGAAAACCCATATGCATTTCCATTTCGTGTATATCCGGCTTTGTTTGCAGAATCCGACCACATTTTGTCTCAAAAGACATATCCTACACTACAAATGAATAAGAAAAATATAACGACTGGTATTAAGTTGTTGGATGTCTATGTAAGTTCAATGGAAGATTACCAGAAGAAAGCGTATGAATCGGTGGTTGCGGATCTGAATCAAGACAAACAGTTTACGGCCATGGAATCGTTTGGATACACATGGTTGCAATCTCCATTAAGTGTATTGAATATGGCCTATCCCAACGAAGATATGGATGATTTTGTTGAAAATGGAACAGCACTTGACAAATATGCGTTGTCTCGTTGTCACGGAAAAGAAGGATTAAACGAGACGATGGATTTTAAAGACGAAGAAGAACCTCCCTCGTTATACGATTTCGAATACAAACCACATGTGTTGGAAAAACACGGACGGATATTCAGTAAGGAAAATATACATAAATACAGTGCGAAAATATCCCGGATTTGTTCTTGTATCGAAAATTCACAGGGGATCGTGTTGATATATTCGAAATATATTCAAGGAGGATTGATCCCGATGGCACTTGCCTTGGAAGAAATGGGATTCACCCGATTCGGGAAAGCAAAACCTCTTTTGAAACAAGACGAGACAAATAAAATACCATTACTAGATCCATTGACCATGAAACCGAAAGATGACAAAAGCGTTCATACCGCCAAATATTTGATGATTACTGGACAGAAAAAAGTGTCTCCTAATAACAAACTCGATCTGAAAACAGTAGTAGATTCGGATAATTTCGACGGCAAACTCGTGAAAGTCGTATTGATTTCGGAAGCTGGGTCTGAAGGGTTGGATTTCAAAAACATTCGACAAGTTCACATATTAGACCCATGGTACAATATGAACCGGATTGAACAGACCGTTGGTCGCGCAGTTCGAAATCGAAGTCATTGTAAATTACCGTTTGAAAAGCGCAATGTGGAGATATACATGCATGCAACATATCTAGATGACAAAGAAGAATCTGCGGATATGTATATGTATCGATTAGCTGAGACAAAAGCAAAAAGCATTGGGAATATTACCAGAGCATTGAAAGAAACCGCGGTGGATTGTTTGTTGAACATTGAACAACAAAACTTCTCACAAGACAAATTGAATAAAACGATTTCACTCGTATTGTCAACCAATGGCAAAAAAATCGATTACCAAGTCGGTGACAAACCTTACAGTAAGAATTGTGATTATATGGAGAAATGTGAGTATGCGTGTAGTCCTTCGATGGATCAAGAACCGACCGAAGATAGTATGGTGAAAGAAACGTATAATACTACCTATTTACAAAGCAATCATACTCGTATTGCCAAACGATTGAGACAATTGTATCGTAATGATAGTCAGTTTACGATTGAGGATTTGTTGAAAGAAATTCAGATACTGAAACCATACCCGATTGAACAAATATATTATAGTTTGTCTCTGTTTTTACGGAATCCAAATGAATGGTTGATTGATAAACATGGACGGAAAGGATACCTGATTCTGAAAGATGATGTGTATGCATTTCAACCCGGATCGATTACGAACAAAGAAAGTAGTATATATGAAAGGTCTGTTCTGGTAGATATCAAACCGAAAAATGTACATGTGAAATTACCTGAACCAAATCAAGTACCCATTATTCCAGATGACAATACAATTGTACCTGTGAAAACGATCAATAACAATAACAATAACAAAGATATGA